CCGATCACGCATACGCCCGAGGATCTGCCGGTGAGCATGTGGCAGGAGCTGGCCAGCCCTGTATGGATGCAGGTGAATCAGACGAAAGTGCTCAACGGGCGGCAGGCCAGGGGCGAGCAGGACGAGCGTCACATCTGCCCACTGCAGCTGGACGTGATCGAGCGCTGCCTCACCCTCTACAGCAACCCAGGCGATCTGGTGCTGGATCCGTTCAACGGCATCGGCAGCACCGGCTACCAAGCCGTGAAGATGGGCCGCCGCTACATCGGCGTGGAGCTGAAGCCGGAGTACGCCCGCCAGGCTGCCCGCTTTCTGCAGCAGGCCGAGGGCCAGAGCGCGACGCTGTTTGACGTGACGGAGGCTGTGACATGACCCCTGCCGACACCGCCCGCGCCATGGGCCTGAACCTGGGCGACACCATCCGCGGCACGCAGGTCTGGGATGGTGGCTGGCATGAGGCTGAGCTGACGCTGATCTGGATTGGTGAGCATGTCTGCGTGTGGCTGGAGCGCTGCCGCAGCTACAAGCGGCCGGACTGGAGCGCCGCCCGCGAGACGGCGACATGGAATGTCCGCCAACGTCAGTGGGTGAGGGCCTGATGGACAACACCCTGATCGGCCGCTGCATGCAGGCCTACACCGACGATGCCCCCGGCTGCGTCTGCAGCCGCGCCGGCACCCGCGCCACCCTGGAGCACCTGGCCGCTGAGCTGACCGTCGCCGGCCACCAGTCCGCGGCAGCGTGGGTGCTGGGGCAGCTGCGGGCTGAGGTGATCCCGCTGCGGCCGCGCACACCGGAGGATGCGACGTGACCATCCCGAACCGCGACCACCAGCACGGCGGCGTCGAAGCCGTGGGGCAGCTGGCGCAGCAGATGAAGGGCTGCATGCGCTACGGCGGCGCCAACTGGCCGCGCCTCACCCCAGGCGAACGCGAGGCCCTCGACATGATCTGCCACAAGATCGCCCGCATCCTGTCGGGCGCCGATCCGCACGACCACCAGCACTGGGAAGACGTTGCCGGGTATGCGCAGGCGGTGATGCGCAGCAGGGAGCCGCAACCATGATCGACCCACCAACTCTGCCCCAGCTCTGGAATGCCGCCCACGTCTGCGACCCCTGCGGCCTCGCCTGGGGCAGCCCACTGCAGGGCGACTGCACCTGCTGGGAAGGCACCTGCCACCTGTGCGGCGCCGTCACTGGCGTGAGCCACGTCCGCAACTACGGCTACCTGCGTCGGGGGCTGGCGATCGTGGAGGGGCGCGATAGACAGGCCATCACCACCGACACGCCATGACCACCGACTTCCGCGCACTGTGCGCTGAGCTGCTGCAGGCTTGGGATGACCTGCCGTGGGAATACGACTGGAAGGGCAACCCTGTCGGCCCACTCGCCGAGATTGACGACACGCCGTTTGAGCATGCCCGCGCCGCCCTGGCCCAGCCGGCGACGATTGCCATTGCTGACGAACTGGAGGGACAGTCATGAAATGGGATGCCTGGGCAGTGTTTTGGATCTGCTTTTTTCTTTACGAGATTGTCATTCAACTTTATCCACACGGGATTAAGCCATGACCACCGACTGGAAAGCGCTCTGCGAATTGCTGATTGACGAATGGGATGCGGCTTCAGGAGATCCCGACATGATCTCCTTTGCGATCGCCATTGACCGCGCCCGCACCGCCCTGGCCCAGCCGGAGCCGGTGGGGCCGACGGATGAGGAGCTGCACCAGCTCTGGCTAGACCTCTATGCCTTCCATGACGGTCCCACCAGCGGCGATGTGGCGGAGATCGCCCGCGCCGTCCTCGCCCGCTACGCCCGCCCCACCATCACCCCCATCCCGGTGAGCGAGGCCCAGCCGGAGCCGGGGCCGACGGATCTGCGAGACGAGACGCTGCTAGTGGAAGCGGATGCCTATTTCCTGTACGGGGAAGGCAAGTACACGGCTTCCCTCGAGGAGGTTGTTGCCTTTGCCCGCCGGATGCTCCTGGCGGGGCAGCGATACACCCACCCCACCCCTCCGCCCATCCCGGTGAGTGAGCGGCTGCCGGGGCCGGAGGACTGCGATGCGGAGGGGTGTTGCTGGTGGTGGCGGATGGATGGTGTAGAGGCGCACTGGGAGCTGATTTCACTAGGTGACCCAATCGGTCACAACGAGTCCTGTGCGCCACACGTCAGCTACGGCCCCTGGCTTCCCTTCCACGCCCTGCCGCTGCCCACTGCAGTAGATGGCCCAGGAGGTTGACCCATCACCACCAGCGGCGATCGTGCTGGCGGGCCTGCTGCGCCTGATCGCCAGCGGGCTCGAGCGCATTGATGCCACACCATGGCGACCTGGTGCCACGTCATCAGTGATGACCGGGAGCGGCTGGTGGCTGGTGATCCGCGGGGATGACGAGGGCCAGCCGGTGGAGCTGCTGCATGCGCAGCCGCCATCGCTGCTGATGCCACCGTGGATCCATGGCGGGCAGCGTGATGACTGGACGCTGGGGCCGGAATCGAAGGTGGTGACACCGGTGCAGCTGTTGAGCGATGCGCAACGCGACAGGCTGCGGCATCGGCTGGAGTCAGCCCCAGCACCGTGGACCTTCAGGCCGCTGCCGGTGTGGGACGTGGACTGGAGCGGAGAGGGTGAGGAGGTGATCCTGGATTGATGGCCAGGCCTTCGGTAGGGTTTCAGGCCAGCCCCATCGAAGCTGGCCACCCCGCCCCCCTTGCGGATGATGGGCCGACCTGGCCAGGGCACAGTAAAGCCCCGGTAGTGAGCCGGGGCTGGTGGGGTCAGGTCACAAGCTCAGTCAGGATCCCGAGCTGCTTTGCGTTGCGCCAGATCTCGCGGGCTTCATCTGCCGATTCAATGACCCGGTAGAAGCTGTCTCGGCCCCATTGCTTGCCGCGATACGGGGCAACGCTCATCTTGATGTTCTTCCAGGTGCGACGACGCAGCTCGGCGCCACTGAAGGTGCCGTTGTTGACCCATACGGTCAGCATCAGGTCGGAGTTGTCTCCGATGAATGCGTTGATGTCGCGGAGCTTGCCGGTGGCGCCGCAGGCGAAGCAGTCGCCGTTCTGAATGTGGGAGAAGTGCGGCAGCTTGCCGGATCCACCGCAGAAGGGGCAGGTGCAGGTGGCGTTGCGGAGCTTGGTAACGGTCATTGCCTGTCGATGGTTGCGCCGGGCCTCCCCGGCTGTGAATCCACCGTAGCGCACAGTCTGACGGCCTGGCAAGCCTGCGCACAAAAAAGCCCCGGTGGTTGCCGGGGCTGGTGCGTCAGGCGACGGCGTTGGCTTCAGCGATGACCTGATCAATCCATGCGTGGTCGGCCTTGTATTCGGCCAGCCGCGCATCGTCGATCACGAGATCGTCCCAGTCGTTGCGCTCCAGGTCTGACGCGAGATCATCAAGGTGAGCCTCGATGTCTCCGTAGACACAGGCGACGCGATCCCAGTTCGGGAGCGACTGCAGAAGCCTGATTGCCATCAGGGCCTGTGCGGTGTGATTCATTTGTCTAGGTGCGATGGGCGCCGGGGGCCTCCCCCCGACTCATCCAATGTAGCGCATAGGGTGACGGTGCGCAACGGGCAGGCATGAAAAAGCCCCGGACTGGCCGGGGCGGTGGAGTTGGTTGGGATCAGGCTGCGGCGTAGGTGTATTCGACGCCGATGATCCGCGGGTCGTGGTCCATCCAGAACTCGACGCGGCCGCCGACTGGGGAGATGTGGGTTACGGCGACGGCGCGTGCTGGCTCCATGTTGCGGATGGTTTCGCGGCTGACGACCGACGACCCGTCGCGGTAGTGGAGGGTTTCGATCTGGGTGAAATCCTTGGTGACATAGCCGATGGCGTTGTACCAGGTGCCGGATGTTTCGTCGTACATGGCTTGTGATGGGTGGTGGGAGCGCCTCCGCCCCCGATGCACATAATGTAGCGCACAGTCTGACGCGCAGCCACCTGCCAGCGGACCGGTTCACATAGCGTCACGCTTTCGTCTGGCCCTGCTGCGGGCCACCCGCTCAGCCTTGAACGCTCGGCCGGCTGGATCCAGTCGCTCCCAGCAGCGGCTGCACAGGATCCCGCGGGCACCACGATGCGCCAGCCCGCAGGCGGGGCAGATCGGCGGCTGTGGTGGTGGCAGCCGGCCTGCCTTGCGTTCGCGGTATCGGCGGCTGTATTCGGCAGCGCGTGGGTCGCTCACCACTGGCCTTCCCGCTCGATGCGCAGGATGGTGGCGGTCGGTTCCAGCTCGGCAGCCGTGAGCCGAGCGGCCTGCAGCGACCGGGCCATGAGGCGCCAGGTGCCGGTGCTGCTGTGGACGATGTAGGTCTGCATGGCGTGTCGTGCGGTGGGTAGTGCCGGGATGGGCTCCCGGCGGGCCGTGGTGGGTCAGGCGTCGGCCAGCGCGGCCAGCGCGGCCAGCGCGGCCTTCACGTCAGCAGCTTTGTAGGCGGCTGCGGCTTCTTCCAGGGAACCGAACTGCCTGCCCATCGACAGCCCAGACATGCCGTTGCGCTGGATGTACACGGTGATGCGGCCCCAAGGCCAGAAGCAGACGCCGATCTCCTTGCCTTTCTCGGTGGTCAGTGTGAAGAAGGTCTCGGACTCTTGCTGGATCAGGGTGGCGGTCATGGCTTGTCGATGGTTGTGGCGGGCCTCCCCGCCGGTCTCCTTAATGTAGCGCATGGTCTGACGACCCGCGACCACCAGCAAGGGCGGTTCACAGGTCGTCACATTGGCGGCCGCTCAGGCCTTGGCCAGTTCCGCCTCAAAGGCGGCAACGCAACGGCAGGCTTCTGCGTGAGCGATCAGCAGTTCGCTGCGCTCGTGCAGGCTGTAGGTGGAGCGCAGCGCGGCGGCCAGCTGATCACGCTTGGCCTGATGGCACTCCAGCGCAGCGTTCAGAAGCTCAACCTGAGCGACGGTGATGGCCATGAACAAAACCGGCGACGTGGCCGGACGATGGAGACCGGAGCGCCTCCGCCCCGGTCTCCATACAGTAGCGCATGGCCTGACGACCTGGCAACCATCGAGGCCGATCACGTCATGCCAGCGCCTTGCGCACCTGGTAGACGGTGATCCCGAGGCGGGTGGCGATGGCGCGTTGCGTCATCCCCGCGGCACGCAGGCGGCGGATCCGCTGCGGTTGTGATTCGAGCAGCCAGGCGAGGAACAGGGCAGGCAGCAGCAGCAGCGCCAGCGCCCACGCCAGCAGGCAGGTGGTGGTCATGGTGGTTTTCGGTAGTGCCGGCTGGAGCGCTCAGCCTCGACAGCGGGCGGAATGGTGCGTGCCGAACAGGCCGGCAACAGGCTCACCTTAGCGCATGGCATGCCTGCCGCTACAAGGGGAAACCGTATGGAAACCAAAGGGTTTCGCCGTTAGTGTGTCGTTATCCCTTCTGAGTCTGAGCAGTGGTCTCCAGCCCCTCGTACTGGTCGTCTGATGCCGCCATCGCCCGCGCCGAGCGGTTTGGGCGGTTCCTGCTGGCATGGCGCAAGCGCTGCGGCTGGAGCCAGTACGAGTTCCCGCGGTGGGCGAAGGTCGCTGATTTCGTCGGGCCTGCCACCGGCAGCGTCTCGCAGCTCGAGCGCGGCACCGTCAAGACACCAACCATGGAACTGTTTGCCGGCCTGGCGGAACTCAACCGCCGCCTAGTCGAGCAGGACTGGAACGGCATCACCGATCGCCGGCTGCTGGATCGCGTCAAAGCAGGCGTCCCGGTGCTTGATGCCAACGGCCTGCCGTGGGGCTTCCATGAGTTCGTGTCTGCGTTCCACCTGCCGCACCAGGTGAACGGCGAGATCTGGGACGCATCAGGCGGCACACCAGCGCCAACGCTCACCCGCGAAGACCTGGAGCGCGTGAATCACACACTGGCCACCGGCTTCCGCGAGCTGTCGCGTGAGGTGCGCCCACTGAGCAAGGCGCTGCAGCTGGCGGGGAGAGCTGCCCCACCATCAGAGCGCGAAGCGTATGAGGACGCACTGGGCGGCCTCGGGTATGACCACCAGACATTGCAGCGGCTCTGGGATGCAGATGCGGGGCAATGGGCGCCCTTGGTCTGGTGGGAGGCGCTGCAGCAGGGGCGATCGCCAGGGGCGGCATAGCGTGAAGGGCGGGCCGGGCGGGAGAGGCTCAGAATCGCAGCGGTTGCTACTGGTCTGCAGCACTGTGAGTCGCTATGCTCCTGAGGTGCGGGGCGCGGTGCCCTGCCGACTACCCCATGACTGATCCCTCTCCGATGCTGCCGGCTCTGCAGCGACTCAATCTCGAACGAGAGATGTTCACCCGTCTCTCAGAGTTCCAGCGGTCATCTATTGGCGTCAAGCCGGTGCGGCCTTCGCTGGATGCCCTGCTGCCTGCTGTGCTGCCGGCCCTCGAGGCTGGCTTCGCCTACACGGCTTCTCACTGGCAAGGGGAACTCACGGTGACCCTGCATTACCAGGGCGCCGAACTGGGCAGCTCTGCTGCCGCTTCTCTGGATTGCTGTAGTGAGACCACGGCCCGCCTGCTGGCTGGCCTGCTGGGTGTTCCGCTGCGTGAGCTCGAACATGCTTCTGAGCCTGAGCAGCAGGGCGATCCGCAAACTCCAGCCGTTGCGGTTGAAGCGGCGGCGCCAGTGGCGGCCCCAGAGGTTGCCCCACCTGCTGAGGACTTCGAAGAAGAGGAAGAGTTCGACGACGACCTTGAGCCATCGGAGGACGTCACGCGATCCCTCAGCGACGCCGAGAAGAGCACCGCCGTGGAGATGGTCAAGGTGCTGCCGACCGAGCAGCGTCGTGCCTTCACCAAGGCATTCCGCGAGGTGTTCGAGGTGCCGGCTGAATCCAAGCAGATCGTGCCGTTCATCACAGAGCTGCGCCATCTGCAGTTCATTGACCGCTTCACCGTTGAAGCCAGCGGCGGCATCGCCGCATAGATCCATCCCATTCACACATGAAGAAAACCCGGCGCCAGCCGCGCATCGGTGACAGGCGGCACATCCAGATCTATGTCGACACCGCTCTGCATGAGCTGATCATGCGGATCGCAAGGCAGCAGAACATCAGCCGCTCCATGGCTGCACGGCAACTCATGGCGCAGGGTGCCTCATCCCTTTCCACTACTGACATCCAATCCCATGCCGATTGAACTTCCCGATACAGGTTCCACATCCACACCGGTCATCAAGTCTCAGAAGATCGGTGAGGTGGCCCGCCTGGCGCTGGTGCGCTGGGAGCAGCGGGCGATGAAGCGCGACGGGCAGGAGGTGATCAACCCCCGCACCGGCAAGCCGCGCAATGAGCTGATCGTTCATGGCCTGGCGCTGCCTGGCACCACGGCGCTGGCTGGCATCGGCGACATGCAGGAGGTGCCGGCTCCTGGCACTCCGTGTCGCTTCATCCTGCGTGGTGGCGGCTTCGGGCAATGGATCGAAGCCCGCAAGGCGCATCGCAACGGCAAGCTCTGCGTTGGTGACGTGGTGGTGCGCACCGTCGACTTTGCGCAGGCGTACGACGCGCAGGGTGCCCCGAGGAACGGGCGGATCACGACGCAGGCGGAAGTCGACAAGCTGCCGCGCTCCACCACGATCGGCTTCTACGGGCCGATCAGCCTGGAGGTCGCAAACGACGACGCGATGGTGGCGCAGGCCGAAGCGGCGTACAAGGTCTGGCAGGACAACCAACGCACCGAGCTACCTGACGACGACGACGAATTCGCCTGATCACTGCCGCTCAGGCTCACAGTGCCTTGCCTGTGTGCCTGGGCTTCCCATCACCTATTGCCAGCTCTGCCCATGAACTCCGCCACCTTCGACGCTGAAGCGACCATGGCCACCGCGGTTCTTGAAGCCGCTCGAGCCGCAATCCAGTCATCACCTCAAGGGATCGCCGCCAGCTACTGGCAGCCCGCTGGTGTGAAGAACCAGCCATTGCTGCCGCTGCTGCATGGCTTGATCTGCGCCACGTCGGCAACCGCCGCGGCCATCGCCGACAACGCATGGGATGACTGCCTGCCGATCCCCGCTGCTGGCGCCAAGGGCCTGGCCGAAGCGCTGCACAAGATCGCCGACACCATCACCGCCGCCGCGTCGGCGCCGGATGCCACCGGCTGGAGCCTGCCGAGCTGTACCGGCAAGGAGCTGGTGTAAGCCATGCCGCCCGTCTTTCTGATCACCTACACCACCCCACGCACCGATGCAATCACCTACGAAACCGAATGGATCTGTGACTCCAGCTACGACTGCGATCGTGCTCGCGCGTCGTTCCAAGCCCAGTTCCCCTCAACTGCCATCGTTCGTGTCGAGGAGCTTGACCCGTGCTGATCGCCCTGCTGCCGCTGGTGGGCATCGGCATCGCGTGGCGCAACAGCTGGATCAACGCCACAACCTGCAGCAACATCAACGGCGAATTGAAGCTGCTGCCCAGGCCAATGGCGGTCTGCGAGCCATAGGCAACATCACGGTGATGCTGTTTGTGGCGCTCACCTGCCTGATGGCTGCTCATGCGCTGCACGCCGAGCAGCAGCAGATGCAGCAACTGCAACAGCTGCGGTGATGACTGTCTGCGCCAGTTGCCGGCATGCACGGCACGGTGATCAGCTCCGTTGCGGGCTGACCGGTGCGGTGGTGACGCCGAGCAACTGGTGCGAACACTGGAGCCATTCCGATGAACCGAACCCACCATCCCGAAGACGACCTGCCAACGGGCGAAGGCCTGACCAGGACCAGTGATCCGAAGGCCAAGCTCTGGCCGGTGACGATCACCTTCAGCTCTGGCGCCAGGCCGATGAAGACCACGATCAGGGCCACTGGCCCAACCCAGGCGGAGCAGTTCGCCAGGAATCGCCATCCCTATGTGCGCTCAGTGAGCGTGGAGCGGAAGCCGGTATGAGCGAGCTGATCCTGAGCTTCGCCGGCACTGCCGCCGCGATCACGTTCTGGGAGATGGTCAAGCAGGTGGGCGTGAGGCTGACCCAGGCCTACGTCCCACCAGCCGTCGCTGCTGGCCTGCTGGCACTCGATCGCCTGCTACCCCAGCTGCTGGCCGATGGCGTCACCGGCGCCGAGCTGGAGCAGCGACTGCGCACCGAGCTGGGCCAGCTGACCGGCAGTGAGTGGCGGGCGATCCGTCAACGCTTCGACCCTGCAATCTTTCTCGACCACCAATGACCGACTCAGAGATGGAAGTTCTTCTGCGCACCTGGTGGCAGCAGTCGTACCCGACACCACCAGGCCCGCATGCAGTGATGACCCACTTGGGATGGGGGCGATTCCTGCTCCAGATGATCGAACAACAGCAGCAACAGGAGCAGCAACGATGAACCACTCACTCCGCGTGGCCCTCTGCCGCAGCATCACCGCCCGCGCCCACCTGGCTGGGGCTGAGGCGGCGGAGCTTCAAGACACACTGCGCAAAGGCTCCATGAGCTGGCCGATGCACCCCGATCAGTTCACCCTCAACGAAGCCGAGCGGTTAATGCGAGCCCGCGACGCCGCCCGCCGCCGCTACTGGCGAGAGCAAGCCGCCTGCGAGCTGCTGACGGGCCGCCGCTGGGCCGAAGCCGAAGCGCTGGGGGTGGAGCCGTGATACTCCCCGACCACGAGATCCGCCGCCTGTGCATTGCAGGCATGGTGACCCCATTCGACGACCCATCCCTGGTCAACCCCGCCAGCCTGGATCTCAGGCTCGGTGGACAGCTGCTGATCGAGAGCTGCGAGTCGCCGCAGCTGGTCCCCTACCCGCTGGATCAGCACAGCGAAGCCGATCCGTATCTGCTCCAGCCGGGGCAGTTCGTGCTGGCTCAGACGGTGGAGACATTCCACCTGCCGCCGACCGTGGCGGCTCAGTTCGTGCTCAAGTCGAGCCGCGCCAGGGAAGGCCTGGAACATCTGCTCGCCGGCTATTGCGATCCCGGCTGGTCCGGCTCGGTGCTCACCATGGAGCTGCACTGCAGCCGCCAACTGCACCCAGTGCGGCTATGGCCCGGCATGAAGATTGGCCAGATGGTCTTTCACAAGATGTCGGCCAGACCTGAACGCGACTATTCGCTGACCGGCCGCTACAACCGGGACACCACGGTGATGGGGTCGAAGGGATGACCGGAGGCGTCACCTGCCCCGCCTGTGGTGAGACCGCTCGCGCCGTGCTGGAGAGCCGGCGCCTGACCGATCGGATTCGCCGCCGATGCCGTTGCACCGCCTGCGGTGAGCGCTTCACCACCCTGGAGCTGCGCCAGGATCAGCTCACCGCCCAGGCCAACCGTGCTGCCGCCGCCAGGGCCAGCCGGCTGCTGAGCCGCTTCCACCAGCTGGAGCAGGCCATCGCCACGCTACGGCAGCTGCTTGATGCCGAGCTGAGCGCACCGGATGCACCGGACCTGCAGGCGCTGGACGCCACCTGCGAAGACTGCCGCCACTGGGCCGGCCGCTGCGGGCTCGGGTTCCCGGACCCGGTGGAGGAAGGCACCACCTTTGCCCAGGAGTGCAGCAGCTTTGCGGGGGTGGCGGCATGAGCGCCGACCTGGCCACGATCATCGCCAACGTCACCGCCAGGTATGACGCCGCTATAGCCGCAGGTCAACGGCGGTCGGTTCCTGTCTGGCAACAACAATCCGAGACACGACAGCGCGAAGCATCGCGGCAACTTCATCCTCGCGGGCTTCATCCCACCACGCAGGATCCGCCAGCTTGCGTGCCAGCTCACCATCAATCGCCGGCCGCGTAAGCACCTGCTCCAGTCGCTGCTGCTTCGCGGCGATCACCGGCGCCAGGTCCGGGTCAGCCAGCTTCTGCAGTGATTCGATCTGCCGCCGTAGTTCTCGGGCTTCCGGCGGTTCGCCTTGCGTGGCCAGTGCCGCCAGCCGCTCGGTCGCATGCTCCCTGATGGCGTCGATCGCATAGGCGACGATCACCGCTTCCCTGGTGCCCTTGTAGACCTGGCTGCACAGGTCGCCGTAGCAGCGCAGGCTCGGGATCGTCCGGCCGGCGATGTACTTCATCACGCAGCCGCATTCGGCGCAGACCACCAGCGAGGTGAGGATCCGCGGCTTCCTGGTGACGTTGCTGCCCCACAGGCGGCGGTTCTGCTGCACCTGTCGCTCGAACTCCGCGAACTGCGCATGGGTCAGCAGCGCCGGATGCTGATCCCAGTGGACATCGGCAAAGGTGTGGTTCTTGCCCTGCTGATACCCGATGCCACCGCGCAGCGTGGGGTTCAGCAGCCAGGCCCGTACGCCCCGTACAGACTTGAACGGCACTGTCTCCCGGTGCGCCTGCAGCGCCGGCAGCATGCGCCAGCCGCCAGCCTGCAGGGCATCAATGAACCGCTGAGCCGGCAGCCATGCTTCCGGGTCGGGCTCCAGTGCCAGCCGGTCCGCTCGCAGCCGGTAGCCCCAGCAGGGCTTGCGCATGGGCTTGCGCATCGCCCGGCCCTGCTCAAGACCGCGGCGCACCCGCTGCGAGATCCGCATGCTCTCGCCTTGGTTCAGGCTGCCCCTCATGCGCGTGAGCAGCAGTCCCTCGGGTGTCGCCATGGACAGCTGCCCCTCGTCCCTGGTGGTGACGACCACGCCGCGGGCATCGCAAAGCGCCACGAACGCATCCGACTCGGCGGCATCGCGGCCCAGGCGGCTCAGCGATGTGGCCAGCACCGTCTCCACCTGCCCGCGCTCCACCATCGCCCGCAGCTGCTGGTAGTTGGCGCGGCTGACGACCCTGCCAGACTCCACATCTGAGAGCAGCACGTCCGGCCCTTGGCTTTCGAGCCAGGCGATCTGGGCATTGAGTGCGCTCAACTGCTCTCCTGAGGCGGTGGATACCCGGGCATAGGCGACGGTCAGGGGCATGGGTCAGAATGTAGCCCGTGAGCCACTGACCCTCGCCTTAGTGTATTAGGGGTCATATCCGTCAGAACACGCGCCAACACTGCGATCTGAGCCCATGACCACCACCACCGACCAACTTGCCTGGTGGCGCGAACGCGCCGGTGCCCATCCGCTGCTCACGCCCAAACAGGAGCTGGTCCTGGGGCGGCAGGTGCAGGCCTGGCAGGCTGACCCAGCAGCGGCCGATGCCCGCACCGAGCGCCGCGGCCGGCGGGCTCGCGATCGACTGGTCGCTGCAAACCTGCGGCTGGTGATCGCGGTAGCTCGCCGCCATCAACGGCACGTCACCGCCGGCTGCGGGTTGGACGACCTGATCCAAGGCGGCAACATCGGCCTGTGCCGGGCGGCAGAGAAGTTCGACCCGAGCCGCGGCTACCGGTTCTCCACCTACGCTTACTGGTGGATCAGCCAAGGTGTCCGTGCCGTTGTGGACCGGGACAGCCGCACCATCCGCATGCCGACGACGTTTGCGTCAAGGCTTCACGCGATCCAGGCGGCGACACAGACGCTGGTCCTGCGGTTGGGCCGTGAGCCGCGACACGACGAGCTGGCAGCTGAGCTGGGCATCCACCGCGGCGCATTGGATGCGCTGCTGACGATCGGCGGACGCTGCGCCAGCCTGGACCGGCTGATCAGCGACAGCGGCGAGACAACGTTCGTCGAGGCCCTCGCGGCACCAAGCAATCCTGAGGACGACGATGAGCAGCTACAGGATCTCCGCAGCCGAATCGAAGCGCTGCCTGACCACCTGGCCCGACTGGTGCAGGCCCGTTACCACCACAAGGTGCCGGCAGCGGAGATCGCAGCACAGGAGCGGCTGACGCCATTGGAGCTGAGGCGCCGGATGAGGACCGCCATTGGGATGCTCAGTGGCCTGCCTGCTGCTGCTGCACCGCCGTGCCAGGAGGGCTTGATCACAGGTGATCAACTGGCCCTGTTTGCGCTGACAGCACCTGCGCAGCGAAGTGATGCCAGTCGGAAGGCGGCGGCACGGCGACACCATCGGCCATCATCTGATGAGCCTCAAGCTCAGCAATTCGCTTTGCTGCTTGCTTGATGATCTGCTGGTAGGCCAGCAGGCTATCGGCGATCCGCTCGGTGATCGGCAGCAGCTCTGCATGGCTCAGACTGCGCAGCTTCCGATGGATGCATTCTCTGGCGAAGTCAGTCTCAGCAGACTTTTCCAGGAGCAGCCAACTGGCATCCATGAGTGAGCCTGCCGATGATTCCCCACAGTCTGATGAAGTCAGATTGACTGTCGTCAATGTTGATGATGGCGCCCAGTGGCAGGCGTGCCTGGGCGGCTATTGCGTCCGCAGCGGCAGCGGCACCAGGTTGTTGGAGGAACTGCGGGCACTGCTCAGGAGCAAGGGAATTGAGCCGCCGCGGCAGGGTTAGCGGATCCAGTCCAGCAGCCGCTGCTCACGCACGCTGGACCAGCCGGGGTGAGCCCTAAACCACTCCAGTGCATCGCTGTGCCCCTTGGCCAGATTGCAGGCCGAGCATGCCGGCACCAGGTTCTCGCGGGCGGTGACGTCGCCACGGGCCAGCGGGCGGACGTGGTCGAGCGTGTCGGCAGCGGCGCCGCAGTAGGCGCAGTCGGTGCCCCAGTCGGCGAAGATGCCGCGGCGCAGCCTGGCCTTCCCTTCGCGTTTCGTCACCAGCTCGGGCCGTCGATGTGGTGGTGGAGCACGCCGTATCAGTAATCCCAGCGCATGCGCGGCCGGCCCTTGCGGATGCCCAGGTGGACGAAGCCCTTCGGTGCGCCGTAGCCCAGGCTGTAGGACCACTCCTTGTCGCACCAGTCCTGCACGACCCGGATCGGTGCACCATCGACGTAGAAGTCCACAGCGCCGACACCCGGCGCGTCGTAGAGGTGCTCGCTGCTGCTGGCGCCGCCCACGCTGCGATTGATCGCCGGTGGCCGGTAGCCGCTGGTGATGATCACCGGCTTGCCAAACCGTAAGCGCACCCGCTCCATGAATGCCGCCAGCTCAGCGGCAGTGTCCACCTGATGTTGAGCGGTGAATCGCCGCGCCTCCTGACCCAGGGCGAACTCACCGAGCGTGAAGTGCGCGCTGAGCCTGGTGCCGAACGGATCGCTCGGGCGGACGCGGCCCGGCTGCGGCGCCTGCTGCTTGCCGGTGAACAGCGCCACCTCTGCCGCCCGCCGCCGTGTCAGGCCTGGCAGCACGCCGCTGCCGCCCTTGTTCCAGCGTGGCAGCTCCTCACGCACCACCAGCGTCGGATCCTCACCGCGGATCAGCCGCTTGCGCAGGGTGCTCTCCTGCAGGGCGCCAATGCCGACGTTGTAGGCAAAGCTCGTGAGCGCCGCCTGGCGGTTGGCATTCCAGTCGGCTGCCATCGGCAGCGCCGTCAGCATGCCGTGGTGGAACTCGCGCACATCCCGCAGCAAAGCATCATCGGCCTGCTGCTGCGTCCAGACAGTGCCGGGTCCGATGCGAAAGCCGGTGCTGCCCCATCCGATCGTCCACGGCTCACCGCCGGTGCCGGGGTCCGGGTAGGCCTTGAGCTTGCAGCCCTCAAACTCACGCACGATGGCCAGGCATGGCGTCAGCCAGTCAATGCCGGGACTGGGTGACGGCTCGGGCTTCGCCGGCGGATCGGCGCGGAACAGCTCGGCGAACTCCACCAGGGCGCCCGGGTCGTTGGTGCTCAGCCGCTGCTGCAGCTGCCGCCAGGCGCTGATCTGGTGACTGAGATCCTTATGCGCCCTGGCTGCACTCAGCAGTTGAATCGGATCAGCCATCACACCCACAGCTTCAGTAGAAACCTAGTGATGCCGCCAGCCACGGATGACAGCACCATCATTGGCATGGAGTGACGTCAACCTCTACAAGCTGCCCAGTGGTGATCATCTGTGGGGACGAGAGTTTGAGCTGCTGCCAGCAGGGACGATGTTTGCCGCAGCCGCAATCCTGCGCGGGCTGATTGGCGTCGAGGCGCAACCACTGGATGAGCAGCGTTGTCAGATCTACGATGGCGCGCTGCTGGTGATCTACGGGCTGGATGACACCGAGACCCGCGAGCTTGATGCCTACCGTGACGAGATCCTGGAGGGCTTCCGTCTGCGCCAGCTGCAGGATGCTCAGGGCTGATCGGTGAAGCGGCCGCGGGAATCACGCCGGCGCCGCGGTCGGTTGGCTCTGGTGGCCGGCTCGCGGCGCTTGACCTCGTAGGGGAACAGCTCGGAGCCCATGTGCAGCAGCAACTGCAGCACACTGTTATCCCGTGCCTTGCTCATCCCGATCAGCTCGGAGAGCACGAACAGCCCGAAGCCAATCCAGACCTCAAGGTTCTCGGGTGGTGCAGGCATGTTCATTTCGTCGCCTCCAGTCGAATGATTCGATCGCCATGGTTGTCAACTTCGCGTTCAATCCGCTCCAGTCGGCCACGGAACTGGGCCTGGTTTTCAATCACGCGATCCAGCTGGGCCGGCACCCGGTGGATCAGGTAGCCGATTCCGCCCAACGTGCTGGCGGCGACCACCACCAGCGTGCCTGCGATGGCCTGGGCCTTGATCTCGCGCCATAGTGGTATGGGCGTTGGAGCCATCGCGCTGCACTGGCCGGATATCTACCTCAGGCTAGGTATGGGCTCGGTCCCAGCAGTGCGCTATTCCATTGCGCGATCAGCTCTGCTGTATCACGGGCTGATTCAATCGCTGGATCTGCCGGCGCATCACGCAGTGCCTGCTTGGCGGCGGTGATCGCCGCGGTATCACCACCGGTCTCCAGTGCCCGGACGAACTGCACATCCAGCTGCTGCAGCACCCAAGCCCTGGCGTTGCGGATCGCATCACGGAAGATCTCACGAGCAGCTGCCATATCAACGACGATCGGCAGGTCGTCATCGTCGCCGTACCGCCATGCTGCGATGAACGCGAAGTGGGCCGGCAGCTGGGCACGACTGATGATCCGATGCTCACGGCTCGGCGGCACGTCCTTGGCGGCGATCCCCTCGATCGTCAGCCCGCAGTCAGGTGCAGGCAGAAGTAGCACCGCTTGGCCGGCGTCACCGTGATAGACGATCAGATGGTCAGCGAGTGAAAGGGCCATCAGCAGAAGGTAGCGATGTTGATAACAGACCGACCGATCAGTGCGTTAGATGTATTAAAAGCAGCAAGATCGACATAGCTCGCGCTGTCGCTGTCGCCGTCTGAATAAAGGTTGATGATGCCAGCAGTTGACATACCAGAGCAGGTCGCAACCGTAGTGTGCTGAGCACTGGGCATCGCCGTGGTAAAGTTCACGCGAAACACCTGCGTTGCAGGAGTGTTTACCTGAATGGATGACACATTGAAGGCACGGATCACCGTCAGCGCATTGGCCTTGATCTTCGCGTAGGCCCTTGCTGTATTCGTTGCATACACCTCGCCAGTGGATTCATTCGGCGTCGTGCCGCCTACGCAGACCTGTCGGCTTGAGTTGATGCGCAGCGCTTCGGAAACGCCAGATGTTGTGCCAACACTGATGACAAACCGACCCGGAAGGTTTGAACCTGACGGAGCACCATCGACATCGCAGCGGATTATGCCGGCATTGCCATAGGTGGTTGAGTCGCTGACTGTACCCTGCCAGGCAATTTGCCCAATGGTGTCACCTGACTCCGACGCCAGCGGAGCGGACTCAGTTCCGCGAGATGCGGCGAAGATAAAATCGGTCCGGCTCGTAGCTGCTGTTTGCCAGCCAAAGATCCCAAAGCTAGAGGCCTGGCCGCTGTCGCCTCTAATCTGCTGTTTGCCGCGGAGGATCATCAAGGTGGCGGTAAGCGACAGGCGCGTCGCTCCGTTGGCAGCCAATCCCACCGTGTTCGCCGCCGGCAGGAACATCCCGTTGGCAGGGATCGCAGATGAAGTAGGGACGAACCCAGGCGACTGAATCGCGCTGGTGGTCGTCAGGCCGGTTAGGTTATAGGTGGACGCCAGCTCACCCCAGGCCGTGCCGCTCCATTTCTGCCAGCGACCGACGCCACTGTTCCAGCGGATCGTGCCGGTCGGAATGTTGCTGCTGGTGGTGCCGTCAAACTGCAGCGCCAGGTCGTCGTCACGGCCCTTTGTCTCCGCCACGAAGTTGACGTAGGTGCTGGCCAGTGTTGGGTTCGCCCAGTTCGCCATCAGACTCCTCTAGCACTCCAACTGAATGGCCCGCTGACCCGGTTGCCTGCTGTGTCGAACAACAGCACCTTGAACGTAGTCGGGTTTGGTGTATCCACAAAATCATAAACAGCAATCACTGCAGACGTCCCTAGCGGCGTGACCGAGATCGCCTGCACGTCAAGGAACGCAACGTTGAACGTGACCGTCGTGCCACCGCTATCGGCCGCAGCGGCGGTGCCGTTGCCGAAGTCATTGCGCAGCTTGGTTTCAAGCCGCACATTCAACGACGACGCAGCCATCAGGCCTTTGTCATCCGTCGCGCTGAACTGGTACAGGGTCTTGACGTACCTGAAGTTCGAAGCAAACACCGAAGTGACGCCGGCATAATCAGTCCATACATCGCCGGTGGTGGCACGAACGCTGATTGTTGGTGTCGCCGTGACTGTGCCGGTGATCGTCTGCCTGGTCAGTGTTGCTGTGACCTTGGAGCTTGAGATCAGACTGCCGAGATCGATTGTCTCTTCATAGCTGGCACTGGTGGCTGATGGCAGCGCGTAGAAGGTGTAGCCAGCATCAATATGATCCTGCAACGTCGTCCAGCTGCGAGACGTGAAGTGTTGCTCAAACGTCTCGGTTGTGTTCACTGGTCCGTACAGGATGCCGCTTTCGACGACGACATTGCTCTTGCTTCCGGCAAAGTTGCTGTTGCTGTCAGACTGCAGCTGGTAGTCCGGCGGCTGGTTCACGACTGCCGCCACCGAACCAGGTGTGCCGACATTGCCGGCGCTGTCGATGCCAGCCAGCCAGTAGGTGTAAGTCCCGCTGACGACCTCAAACACCGATGTGAATGTTCCCTGCTTGACACCGATCACCGTGGCGCCTGCCCACGTTGCACCACGCCGCAGTTCATAGCCGGTGACTGGCAGCGTGCGGGTGCAGTCGTTCCAGCGCAGCAGCACATTGTTATCAACTACCTGCTGAGTGATGGACGGCTGCGATGGCGCCTGGATCACGCCCTGCCAGCTGCCGGCGGCACCTAGCCCGCCGAGCGTATCAACAGCAGCGACGAACCAGGTCCGCTGGCCAGTCCATGCCGCTTTCGTCGAGAACGTCGTCCCCTGCACACTGGCGACCACCACACCGGCGCCGAACGATGCGCCGTAGCGGATCTCGTAGAACTGCGTCGTCAGGCTGCCGGACACCGCTGTCCACGACAGCTCCACCTGATCAGCCTTGAATGATCCGGTTACCGCTGGTGCGGGCGCACTAGACACCGTTGCAGTCGCACTGGCTGCATTGGCGCTGTAGCGGCCTGATGTATCCAGCGCCTTGATGGTCCAAGTGGTGGCATTGTTCGGCACCGTATCCACCTGGATCGAAGTGGTCTGAAACAGGCCCAGTTTCTTGTCGTTGCCAAAGATCACGCCTTCCCAGATCTCGTAACCGGCCAGATCAAGATCAGGGACAGGATTCCAACGCAGCGTGGCACCTAGGTTTGGATCCACAAAGGCCGTGAAGCCGGTCACATTTGATGGCGGCAGCAGCTTGCCTTGCGTCGAGTAGGTGAGCCGTGCAGGCAGCGCTGATGGGATCAGCTGTGCCCTGATGCTGTAGACCTCGATCTCATAGACGCCGATACCGGCATCCTGGATTTCGTAATCCAGCGAGTTCTGTACGGTTTGATTCCAGCTGCCGCCTTGGAACCGCCAGCGCACGCGGTATGTGTTGACGCCTAGCACCGCAGGCCAGCTAATGATCAGCTTCGACAAGATCTTGCCGGTGTTTTCGTACAGCGCTTCCCGAGCGTTGATACTGCTCGGTGGACTCGGCACTTCATTCAGCAACGTCACCGACGGCTCGATCAACGGCTGATCGCGTTCAATGAAGTTGTACTTCGACGGATTATGGGCGACTGCCGTGACGGCATAATTCACACCATCCTGCTCCTGAACCGTCAGCACCCGCCAAGTGGTCGCCTGAATGGCAGGTGTCTCAAAGATCCAGATGCTGTTGGCATTTGGTGCTGTCGTGAATGGAGTGGTGACATTCACCGTCGCGCCGCCAGATGTTGACGTGTTGACGGGACGACTTTGCACAGTGCCATCCGGCAGGATCACCGAGATCGTCGAACCCGCTGCATAGTTGATGTCCTGCGAGCTATCCAGCCGGATGCTGGTGGTCGTGGCTGATGCAATCCGCCCACCACGACGCACACCAGCGCGCACCGGGTCGGCGATCTCAATGATCTGCCCAGGCCTGACCTGCACGCCTTCCGCCAGCGCTGTCGTGAAGCTCACGACCTCTGACTCGTTCCATTCGGAATACAGCAGCCATTCGCCGACTCGTTGCGCCTGGCCGCGGGATGTGCAGGCGAAAGCCGTCACCTCACGGGTGACGACGCCATAGCGGGTGATCTTGTCGCGATCTTCGACGACCTGATAGTCAATGTCACGCTTGGTGATGTTGAAGAATCCAACGATCGCCACCGTCGGGCGATTCTTCAGGCTGCCGGACTCATAGCGGAAGCCTTCTTCGGTGACGTTCGCCAGCGTGAACAGGCACGCCGGATCAGTCGGCCGATCCTGGCTGATCGTCAGCGACCCAGCAGACCAATACGGCATGGCGCGGAACACTGACGCCATGTCGTTGATCAGCCTGTACGCATCCTGCTGGGTCTGGATGTTGACGTTGCAGGAGAATCGTGGCTCGGTGCCGCCGAAGCCACTTGGCACCAGTGCGCTGCAGTATTGGCTGGCGGAATAGAACGCCCACTTGTCCAGCTGTGATGCATCCAGGTGGTCACCCAGTCCATACCGCTTGGATGTGAGCAGGTCCCAGAGAATCCAGGCGGGATCTGTCGTCCATTGCGCGGCACCGAAGTTGCCATTCCAGATGCCGCTGTAAACCAAGCGGCCATTGGTGCTGTTGACCGTTGCATTGTTCGGGATCCGTACCTTGATGCCACGGATCAGGTAGGCACGATCCGGCACCGAGCTGAACTGCGATGCATCCACCCGTAATGCCACCAAGGCGCTGTTCGGGTAAGCCAGGCGGTTGTAGATGACCTCGGTGTAGCTTGACCAGTTGAACGCATTGTTCTTGCGTACATCCGTGCTGTCTACATTGGTCCGGCGGAGCCGCACGCTGACCGGGAACGGCCTGGTTTCATCCAGGTTGATTGTATAGCTGCGGCTGAACTCATCACCGCTGCGGCCACGAACACGCTCATCCAGCTCCTGCTCCCAGCTGCCACCAGTGCCGTACTGCACTTCGACGATGAACGTAAACTCACTGCCGTTGATGTCGCCTTTATCGGTGACTTCCTGCAATGCTGGGCAGATGATGGTGATGACAATGGCATCAACATCTGAGTTCGTGATGGTACGGGTGATGTTGACATTGAACAGCGCCGTCACCCCAACAGGGATCTGGTTGCGGGTGCCAGACACCAGCGACAGCGCCGACTGGTTCTGCGTGCCATTGCGCGTCTGAACATTGACGCCTTGAAAGTTGAAGCTGCCGTCTTCGTTCTGTAGTGGCGTGCCGTCAATGAAAATCGACTTATTGCCGTTCTTGAGTCCCTGGATCTCGCCTTCGCTGATCAGGTCCAGCACCGTGGCGTATTCGGTGCTATTCAGGTTGTCCTTGGCTTCCTTGGGTGTATAGGTCTTCGGCTTGGACCCACCACCAGCCCCACGGATAGACGTCATGTTGCCACCGTCTCGATGGCAGCAGAGATCACAACAGAACCCACCAGCATCTCGCCGTAAACGACTGGCACCGGCACGCCGGCCCGACTGGTCTGCTGGATGCCACTGAAGCTATAGCTCTTGCGTGGATCGTTTTGGGTGTCTTCACCACTCGGCACCCGCGGCACGGGACTGATCAGCTCAGAGATGCCACCAAGCGCCAGGCTGGCGCCGACTCCGAACGCCAGCTGGGCGCCAAATGTACCGATCACTGGACCCGCGAAAAACGACAGCGCGATCAGGCCGATGCCGGCGATGATCCGGCCAGCGGTTCCAGCGCCAACGATCACCGGGATGATCTTCACCTCCTGGCTGCCGCTTGGATCGTGCAGCTCCTGTTCCGACAGCTCGTAATCTCCGACCACCACCTTGTAATGCTGATCGGCCATGTGGCGCTCCAGCTGGGGGAAGTTCGTCACCAGAAACCGCACTGCTTCTGCAGCACTGGAGATCGCCGCCTCAAACTTCCGGCGCTTCAGGAACTTCGCCAGCGGCCCATATACCCGGATGGTGCGCAGCATCAACCCAGCATCAGCCTGTTTGCATCGTAGTGACGCAACATCCGCCCCGTACAACGCTGCAGCCACTCGCCGTACACATCACGGCTACTGAGCCGGCCGCGTACATGATGCAACAGCAGCTGATCACCGAGATACACACCGCAGTGATTCAAGCCGCTGTTCTGAATCGCCATCAGGATCAGATCTCCCGGCTGCAGTGCCGCCAGGTCGCTGATCTCGCGGAAGCCTGTCTGCCGCCAGCAGTCGTCAAACATTGGCCGCTGCTCGAATTCCGCGATCGTCGCCGGTCGCTCCCAGTCGCGCAGCTGCAGGCCATGCTGCCCATACCAGTCGCGGGCCAAGGTCCAGCAGTCCATCAGCCCCCAGGCCCACTCCCGGCCGATCAGCGGCGCCTGGTAGCCGGTGGGGCGCAGCTCATCGCTCCATGCGCCGGTGGCTGGATTGACGATCCACCACGGCAGGCCGCTGCGCTCAATCGCCACCAGATCAGCCGGGCTCGGGATCGGTGGCGTCAGCGGATGGCTGTGCACCACCGCCACGACCTCACCAGCATCCTCGGCTGCCGCGTAGTCCAGTGGATCCAGGTGGAACTGCTCAGCCGCTGGTGACAGGTTGCGGCAGGGCCAGTAGCGCTCACGGCCTTTGATGATCACCACCAGCCCACAGGCTTCCCGTGGTGCATCCTGCTGCGCATGAGCCAGCGCCGCCTCGCGCCAGGTCACGTCAGGTAGCTGCCGATGCCCGGATAGGCCCCGAACGGCAGCTCTGCTTTAGAGCTGAACCGCGCTACACAGGATGTGAACCGCTTACCGCATACATCCTGTCCAGCGGAGCCGACTGGGCTGTCGTTCTCGTCGAAGTAGTTGGTGCCGGTGTAGCCGCACTCCGCAGAGCGGTAGACCCACTGGCAGACATTGCCGGTCACCTGCCGCTTCGGGGCACGGACACCAGCAAGGTCGAATGCAGCCGCCAGCTCAAACTCCACCGCATCACGCGTCTCGGCTGACTTTCGGTCGATGAAATACACCTCTCGCGGAAACTCAGCCGTCGGGTCTGGTGTGCCGTAGGGGTTGACGTTGTTGGTGAAGTTCACCGCATCCAGGTAACGAGCGAGCGTGCGGATGCGCGTGACCTTTGCGCCTTCCAGGCCGCGTGGCAGCGTCAGGATCAGTGCGGTGATGGTGCCGAGAATGTTCGACACCCGCAGCCGTGGCCGCGGCAGCTGGCCGGTGCCGTTGTACTCGAAGCCGTCCGCTTCGATCGGCAGGCGGCTGTAAACGGTGCCGGCCCAGACCAAGGCATTGCCGTTTTTCTCGTTGGTGCCAGCGTGGAAGTTGTAGGTTTCGCTCACGCCATGGCGGTTCACATCAAGCTGCAGCTGAAACAACTCGATCACCGAACCTGGCGTCAGGCTCTGCAGTGCTGAGACGGGAACAGCCATCAGGCGGGCACCTGCCTGAATGTTGCTCTGATCGTATTGAAGTTGCAGGCCCGCAACGTCACCTGCCAGTCTTCGCAGACATACTTGCCCGCGGTGCCGCGTGGTGGCGTCCAGTCAAACGACTCGCTGCCATTGCGGGCATCGAAGAACGCGCAGATGGCATCACGCTGCTGGTCCGTGCGTTCGGAGAACACCAGCTGCCATTCCTTTAGGTTGGAATTGAGGCCGAACGTGATGCGCTGTTCGTAGCTGTCACCAAACTGCGTCTTGCGCACCTTGGGTCGGCTGATCTCAGTGGCCTCGAATGAGGGCTTAAATTCGAAAACCGCCAATGTCTTACCTCGTCAGAATGCCGCCAGGTCGCTTCTGCTTGACCAGCTCGGACTGCACTGCAGCAGCGATGACGCGGCCCAGTTCGCGGCCTTGCTGATCGTCTGACTGAACGTTAGAGCCAGTCGCGTCAACATTGACCGTCACGTTGTTGGTGGTGACGCTGCCACCGCCACCGCGCATCGCCACCGGAATGCGCCGACCGTCGGGGAGCGGCACAAAGGCTTCAGGCTGGCGGCCTTCACCGAACAGGGCCAGCTGCGGGCTGGACGCAATGCCACCGCTGGCGTAGGTGCGGAGCGGCAGCGGGCCATCCGGCGTCATGATGCCGCCGTTGGCGAAGGCGCCGGTGATCACAGGCACACCGCTCAGCATCGGTGCCGTGAGCGGGCTGAAGCCGCCGCCGGCTGCAGCAGCAGCCACGCCACCACCACCGGGGAACAGGCCACCCAGCAGGCCCTGAATGCCCTGCGTCGCCGGCTGGATCAGGTAGATCTGCGCCAGCTGGCGGGCGATGTCCTTCAGCACCGTGCTGGCAATCGTGCGCAGGCTGTCGCCCCAGCTCTCGGTGCCGTCGATCAGCGCATCCATCACGGAGGTGAGGCCATTGCCGATGGTGCCGCTGATGCCGTCGATCAGCTGCTGGCGGTCAGCCTCCAGGTCGCGGAGGCGTTCGAGGGCCTGCTGCTCCAGAGTGAGGCCTTCGATGATGGAGCCCTGCGATGACAGCCGATCGCGGACCCACCGGGCCTGCGCCTCGTACTCGGCGCGAGCCTCAGCGGCCAGGTCCTTGTCCTTCAGGATCAATTCGTAGGAGTCCAGGCGGCGCTGCAGTTGTTTCGCCTCAAGCACCGCCGCACGCTCGGCCTCTACCCGCTGCTGAGCGATCTCAGGGCTGAGTCCATTGCGCTGCAGCACCAGGAGTCGCTGGTAGTCCTCTACCTGGTCACGGATTGACTTGTTCTGCGCGTCAAGGTCTCTGGTGATGTCCGCCAGTGCGCTGCGTTGAGCAACGGCATTTTCTGCCGTGATGCCCAGTCGCCCTGCATTGCGGCTGGCGTCAATGGACCGACCAAACGCCGCAGCGCCGCTGTTGATGCCCTCCATCCCAGGCACCTGCAGCGATGACGGATCCATCGGCTGCATGGCCGTGGCGGGCCGGAGCGCAGCAGGCAGGGAGCGGATGGAGTTGGCGGGTCCAGCTGGGCGGCGGACTGAGTTTGGTGACAGGTGCAGAAGGCGCATCGGACCTTCCGGCGTCATGATCTCCACCGCATAGCCGCCAGCGCCGGTGTTGCCCAGGTCGCGGCCGAACGTGGCGCCACCGGTCAGGCTGATCGGTGTGCCGGATGGCGTGCCAACGTCAACGCCAGCGTGGAAGCTGCGGCCGAACAGGCGACGCGGACCGTAGCCGCTGGTGACGCCGAAGCTGCTCGGTGTGCGGCCACCCACCCTGACGTAACGGTCCAGGTCTGCCACGGTGATCGGCCGGCGATCGGCCCACCTGCCATCAAGGTGCGGGCCGGTGCTGTCGCCGGTGCTGCCGGTGCGAGCGATGACTCCACCAGGCTTGGCCCCATTAAGCGTCGCCGCTGCAGCAGTGGCACCTTGCCGCATGCGATCTTCCAGCGCCTGTCCGGCGTCATCCAAGATGTCGGCAATGCCCCGCGCCACGCTCAGCCGGTAGGCCTCAACCGAGCGGTCCAGCGTGATCCGACGATCGTTTGCCTCCTGATCGTTGCGCAGGATCTCCTCGGCAACCCGCCGCCGCTCCTGGTTGATCTTCAGCTGTTCTTCTAGGCCGCTGGGATCGCCGCCTCCGGCGCGGACCGTGGCGATCTGGCCCATGAGCGCTGCGTCCTGCAGCTGACCCATCGCCCGGCGGCGCCGCTCTTCTGTTGTGCGCTCCAGCTCCAGTCGCTGATCCGCCAGGTCGCGCTCCATCTGCTTGGCACGTTCCAGCGACTGCTCGCGGAAGTCGCGCAGGCGGCGTTCGGCGTTTAGGCGGATGTTGAACAGGTCGTTCTGGTAGTCGAGTTCAGCCTTGCGTTGCTTTTCTGCTTCCTGCTCTGCTTTCTTCCTTTCCTTTTCGGCTTCCTTGTTGGCCTTGTCTGCTGCTTCTTGCGCAGAACGGTTGCGGGCTGCATTGCGCTCAGATGCGGCGGCGTCGCGTTCTTCCTGTTGCTGCTGGTTGCCGCCAGCGGCGCCATCCACTCGCGACAGGCGGTTCTGCATCAGCTCGAACAGCACCTTGTCGAACGGCTGCCGGCGAACACGCGAAAGCTCCCGCGCTTCTGCTTCCAGTCCCGTCAGGCCAACACCACCTGCGCCGCTGGTCCCCTTGAACAACTCGCCGGCGCCTCGCAGGAACACGCTCTGGGCGGCTGCAGTGCCAGGCATCCGCCCATCGCGGATCACTTGCGCAGCTGTTGCCGCGGTCGGATCACGGAAGGCGACGGTGGCGTCGTTTAGGCGCTTAATGGCTTCAGTGAAGATCCGAACCGCACTGACTGCCGTCGGACCGAAAACCTTTGCGATCGTTCGACCCAGATCCTCGGTGGCGATCTTCAGACCCGCCATTGCCTGAGCACTGGTGTTGAACTGCGCATTTAGCTGATCCAGCTTCTCGTTCTTCAGTTTCGCAAGCGCACGCAGCACGATGTCGGTCGTGATCTGGCCTTCGCTGCCAAGCTTCTTCAGTTCGCCGATCGTGACGCCCATCTCACGGGCGATGGCCTGCCCCACCGCTGGCGCCTGTTCACGGATGGAGCGGAGTTCATCACCCTGCAGCACGCCGGAGCCGAGCGCCTGCTTGAGCTGCAGCAGTGCCGCAGAGCTTTCTGTTGCGGTCGCGCCACTGGCGCGGGCGGCCGCGGTGAAGCCAACGAACGCATCCTCGATCTCCTGCAGCGTCACACCCGTGGGCCTGAGCGCCGCGTAGAGCTTGCCGAAGCCGTCCTGCGCTTCGACTGTGCTGATCCTCAGCGTGTCTGAGATGCGTGCTGCCGCGGACTGCGCCTGGTTGTATTCCCCGAACTGGTCAGTAAGCGCCTTAAGGCGCACCTGCGCCGTCTCCGCTTCAACGCCGACACGGGCAGCAAGGGCAGTAGCACCGCCAATGACGGTGATCCCACCAGCCGCTGCAAGTGCGCCGGCGGAGCCGGAGAACGCCAGCCCACCAGCCAGCGCACCCACCGCACCCTGCACGCCGCCGCCGGTCGCCAACGTGCCGAGCGCACCGCCGACGGCTTGGCGGCCGATGCCTTGACTGGGAGACCTGCGTGATGTTTGGTTAAGACGCGATAATCTTTCTTCCGCCGCTCTTATGTCATTTGACAAGATGCGAAACTGGCGACTGCCAAGTTGCGCTTGATCTCTAAGACCACGCAGTGCGGCAACTTGCCTTTCAAGTCCGCGAATTGTGTTGCCCGATGCCGTGCCAGTGAGAACTTGGGTTGCCGTGTACAGACGGTCAAGCTCTCGCCTGCTTAGTGTTGTCTGCTGCGCAAGACCTTGTAGATTTCTGCGAACTTCATCAAGACCTCTGCCTGTAAAGTTTGCGCTGATCCGAATAGCAGTGTCTAGGTTCATCGCCATATTTCAGCTCTCCTTTCTAAAAAGAGAAAGCGCCTCGATTTCCATGACTTGCATGTCCTCTAGGAGCTGGCGTGGATCTTCAACTTTATACATGCTAAAGAACCAAGGCAGCACGGAATAGTCTAGTCCGCAGACGCCCATAGAAGTAGTTCGCCACTGCGTCGCAACGCGCATAAACATTATCACCGCGTCCCAGTTTTCATCCCATACCTCAAACTCCGGCGGCGCTGATGGCTCAACGAGCCCGCCAAAAGCGGCTGCATCAGCCCGGGCCTGTGCGTCGTCATCGCCGGCGCCGGCCCAGAACTGCGCAGCCTCTCTCAGTTTTTTTGCTTGCCGCCGTGCACCATTTCCAGATAAGCAGCAATAACACCCTGGGTCCACTGGTAATCATCCAGTTGATCTTTGAGAGCTGACGCAGAGAAGGCAATATCTTTTCCATCATCATCACTCACGTCTTCCCATCCAACCAGGACAGTTTCGATCAAAGCGTCGTCACCTTGGGCAGCGAGCTTGCTGAACTCGGCGCGACCTATGTTGCGGAAGTGAGCAGTGAATTTCTCCTCGGTGAAATCGCCGCCATCAACGGCAATGCTGACGGCGACAGGCCACTTGACAGTGGTGGAGCGCTTGCGAACAAAAGTCATGAGAGATCAGTTAAACAGCAGGCTGAACTCGTTATTGCCCGCGGTGGTGGGCGTCGCGACGTAGGGGATGTTCAGCATGTGAACACCGTCCATGTCCGCATAGGTGACGTTCGTGATGTCCGTCTGCGGGCTGCTGAACACTGCACGGTTGCCGGCGACGGTGCCGTGGGTGAAGCCCAGGTTGCCGGTGGTGGTGCCAAGGGCCAGGGTGAAATAATCCTTGGTGGCGATGGTCGGCGCCTCGATCTGCACCTCACCAGCAGGCCGGCGATCGGTGATCAGGACTTCCTTCGTGCAGCCGATCAGCTCGCGGTAGATGACCTGGTTGGCCATCTGGAAGCTGACGTTGCTGAGGCAGCCGCTGTAGCTGAACAGGGAGAAGCTGCTGGTGTTGCCCTCCTTGAAGATCAGCGGCGTGGCGGCGACGTAGGTCACGGCCGATTGCGCGGTGTCAGTCGGCGAGTTGTAGATGCCCGTCATCTCAAACGAGAGCGTCGGGATCTGGCCCAGCTGGCAGTTCATGGACCAGGTGCCGCGGCAGCCGGTCAGCAGGTGCTGCACACCGTCGATGTTGTAGACGATGGTGCAGGAGCTGAATGCAGACGACACCGGCGCATAGGTGTTCGACGTGCTGGCGACGGTCGTCAGCGCCATGCCGCAGGCCTGCAGCAGCGGGTCGAACTTGGGCGCAGTGCCGGCAGTGCCGGAGCCAGCCAGCTCGACCTCGCACGTCACGCGAACGCGGGTCTGGCTCAGCAGCTGATCACTGTTGCCCATGTAGGGGCGGATCAGATCACGGCTGACGACATCGGAATCAAGAGGCGTGATTTCGAGATTGCGGACCAGAACCGCGTCAGTCCCCGCTGGGTTCGCGCTCTGGCCGTACTGCGTCTCCTTCTTCGCCAAGATCAGGCGTTTCCTCGAAAGCAATGGCATCGGTCAGAGCCTCATCATGTGCAGGGGATTCGGCCGGCTCAGTGCGGCTGATCAGAGTCCGCTTGCCGGTTTTGGGGTTCAGCAGGTATTCCCCGCCTTGGCCCTCGTATTCATCAATCACGCTAGGCATTTCAGCTGGACGCCAGATTCGTCAGCGCCGTGCGGTACATCACACGGTAAAGACATTGGATCTCACCAGCGGCGCCATCGGCGTCGGTCATGATGAACTTCGTCTTGCCGGGCATGATGTCCATTGCGATGCCGCCGAGCGTGTAGTCAGCCATCAACTTGCTATGCAGGCTCTCAATGATCGGATCTGCCAGCTGGTCAGGAATCGGCCCGCGCACGATCACCGTCACCAGCACCGTGAGGGTCCAGGTCAGGGTTGAGAGGTGCGTTTCGATCGCCGGGTCATCCTCCACCGGCTCGACGACAATGGCGGGCGATTCTTCGCGGGCGACTGGCTCGACCCTGGAGCGGTAGATCCGCGTGCCGACGCCGGTGGTGTTGGTCAGCTGTGTGCGGATCGCGGCAAGGATCTGCTCGCGTTTGGTGGCCATCAGGGCGCCTCCACCCACGCTTCGTCAATGTCAAGCGTCGTCGGGTCGTCACCGACGAACTGGCCGAACGAATCACGGGCGCGAACCAGCACGGTGCCATCGGCAGTGGTTTTGGTTTCGGGCTGCGGTGCCGTGGCAAACACGCGGCTCGGATGCTCGGGGGTGACAATGTAGTCCTCCCATTCTTCGGGAAGATCTCCGACGTAGTTGACGTGCCAGCCGTAGAGCGGGGTGGGCGGTGTGATGACTTCGCCAGTCTCGGGGTCGTATTCGCCGCCAATGGAGATGGGGCCGATGAGGTCCAGAGCGTGGGTGTGGCTGGCGGTGATCACGACGGTGTTGTCGTCCTCGTCGGTGGCGGTGAAGCCGGCCACCTGCAGGGCGGCCATGCCGGTGGCCTCGTCGGGGAAGCGGAGGTAGGTGGTGGTCATGGATTCAGAAGAGAGGGTGGTTAGTGTTGCCGACTATTGGGTTATGGATTGCAGCGTGGAGTTCGGGAGGCGGGTGGGCCAGTAGGTGAGGCGGCGGATGGTGCCGTTGATGCGATCTACGCTGTCTTGAGAACCAATGCTTAAGCGATCTACAGTTGATGGCACAGCTCCTGACGTATCAGTTCCAGCCAGCAAACCGCTGGCAGCATAAGCAAAGTCATCTAGTGCGTATCCGGCAGCAGATTGAACAAATCCGGTAGCGGTAACGCTTGAGGGGATTGATGCCGTAATAGTACCAGACGCAGATGACAAGAGCTGAGGATTGTTTGTTGAATTAAACAAAATCCCAACCCGGTTATTGCCTGTCCCGTCTGTTGCAAATGCAATTCGGCGGTTACCGCTTGAAGGCTGAGGAGCACTGGCTGACACA